GTTTTTACAAAAAATTCCCATTTTATCTGATTGTGATCAGCATTGCCGGCGTGTATTCGTAAAACAACAATGTTGTTTTTGATGATTTCTTGATAGTAATCATTGAGTTGATAACCGTGACATGCACCAACAAATGTAGTATCTGACGTGGGGTCAAGCTTGAGTGAAAGATTTAATAACGCATCTTCCAAATGAGAGTCATATTCGTCGATGTGTTTTATTTGTTGCATGACACCAGAACTTTGTCCAGTAACTGGGTGTATGCTCCAGGCACTGTCAATGAAATTGTCTAGCTTGCCCAACCAACCAGCCACAAAATCCATTCTGCAGCCTCCCAGACCAGTGACTAGCCAAAATTTAACGCCCAGCATCAATCAACTCTTCTCACCAGGGTTATTGATCTGCGTTTACTTTTGCGCTTGGTGATGTCATTGAGGCTACATACAGGACCGTGTAAGATTTCCAAGTCTCGGTTTGAGAATGTGCGTAGGAATTTTTTAAAAGGCAACCACTCTTCTTTAAGGAATATGTTTATGGGGATACTGCGATTGCTCTCCCACCACCAAACGTTGGCCAGTTCTAGAAAACTTTGTTTTAAATCAGAGTTATCTATACTACCAAAGTCGTAGATAGTTGTCACAGAATCATCTCGATTTTGTATAATGCCCACATATTCAATGTTTGCGTACACGCACAGCGTGATAAAAGGATATCTTTCGCTTAACGTGCGAAACACGTTTTCACCCATAAATACTCCAGGAACTCTCTTATGTATTCAACCACTGCCTATTTATATCAACAAATCCAGACGGTAATTTTGGTAGACATCAGCGGAGCCTATTTTGACCGGAGGTGGCAACCAGTGTACGCAAAAAATCTAAAACTTAATTTAGGAGTTGATAATGTTATATTATTCCAATTTCAAAATCAAGATCAAAAACCTGTAAACATCACGGGGTCAACATTTACATTCCGTATGATAAGTCAAAACGGCGAAAATCTCTTGATTGCCAAGGAACTTGTTAGTTTAAGTAACACCCTGGGTCGTGCCAAGGTCACTATCACAGCAGCCGAAACTCTGCATTTTCAAGCACAACCAGCCAGCTGGAGTCTTGAAGTCAGTTCGGGTGTGTTGGATCAAGCAGTTCTCACCGATGATCAATGCGGGGCTCGTGGGGTCATTGACATTGTTGATTCAGTGTTTCCGGCCTTTGTTGCCAGCTCTGTGTTGACCATTCCTAGCCAAGCACCTGATTCCAGTATCTATTACAGCAGTACATTGACCACGGACGGATCTAGTTTAACTACCTTTCAATTAGATACCGTGGACTATACTGGCACAATAGCAGTGCAAGGTGCAACAGCGGCCACTGCCAACACAGTTGAGTGGTATGATGTTGATTTTGAAGAATTGTCAACCGGCAACACTGTGAGCCAATTGTCTTTGATTCACTCCACTGCACGAAAAGGTATTAATGTAGCTGGTTACCATCCCTATATTCGTCTAGAGTTTGGCATCAGTAATGGGAATGTTGATCTAATCACCTATCGATGAAATTTAAACAAATTGTAGGATTTGGCGACTCTTGGATGTGGGGTGACGAATTACTGTCACCAGAATTAACCGGGCTACCCAACATACTCCCAGTCTCAGTCGAAAACACCAAGTACAGAGAAAGCCACTGTTTTTTGGGTTTGCTGGGACAACACTATAATGTACCAACTGTGAATTTTGGCTGGCCTGGCGGTAGCCTTCAAAGTGCATTATGGTGCTACTTTTGGTGGCTTGATCATGGCCTGGCACAAGACGAAACCTTGATATTGGTTGGACATACCAATGCTACTCGGCAGAGCTTTTACAATCCCAATCATCAAAGTCGCATCAATGATCCACCTTGGAACAAGTTTATTCATAGCACCTGGGTCCACAGCAATAATAAAGGTATTGGTTACGAATGGATTGACATGATTAAACTGCACACAATGCTCACTGACTGCCCAGAGTTAGCGATTTTAAACTACAAACAAAGCGTGGAGTTTTATCATGGGCAAAGTCTAGCAAGAAAAAGTCCTATTATTCAGTTTTCTGTAGTCAAACCACCAGTGGTACTAAAAGTACCAAGTTTGGTTACCGAGTCATCTGGTTTGATTGACCTACTTGACACTACGTCACGTGCACCTGGCGGCCACCCAAATGAAATAGGCCACGAACTTGTCCGTGACTACTTGATTTCTCACATTGATCGTGTTACAATTGATGAATGATAGACATCTTTTCTTATCTGCCAGGTAAACGCAAACAGACACCTTCGGGCTGGGTAAGTTTCAATGCAGTATGTTGCCATCACAATGGATCCAACGCAGACCGACGTGGGCGTGGTGGACTCAAGGCCACTGAACAAGGATGGAGTTATCACTGTTTCAATTGTGGATACACCGCTAGTTTTATCCTTGGCCGTCAACTGACATTCAAAGCCCGCAGGCTCTTGAACTGGATAGGTGTATCTGACAGCGAGATTGATCATCTCAACTTGGAAAGCCTCAAACATCGAAACATACATGGCATCTTAGAAGATCGACAGCGGGTTATTAACTCATTGGGTGCAATTGAGTTTGAGGAGTTTGATGACTTTCCACCATTTGCAGAAGTAGTTACCAAGGAGTTTCCTTTGTACTGGAACTATATCCGCAGGCGCGGAGTTCCAGAAGACTTTCCCATAATGACATCAATTAAAAATGATGGCATTCACTGGGTCAGACCCTTTGTGTTGGTTCCGTTTACCTATGACAACAAAGTAGTGGGTTGGACTGCCAGGTTCCTGGACAATAAACAACCCAAGTATATAAATCATTCCCAGCCTGGATATGTGTTTGGCACAGATTTGCAACATGCAGACTGGCAACATGTGTTGGTCATGGAAGGTATATTTGATGCATTAAGCATAGGTGGACTTGCAGTGATGCATAACACCATCAGTGATGCACAGGCAAGATTGATTCGCGGTCTTGGCCGCAATATCACAGTGGTACCAGATCAAGACCGCGCTGGACTTGAACTCATTGATCGTGCTGTGGAGTTGGGATGGGCAGTAAGCATACCAGACTGGCCTGCTGATGTTAAAGACGTTAATGATGCTGTAATTAAATTTGGTAAGCTGGCAACTTTGCTGGCTATCATGCAGGCTCGAGAAACCAGCAGAATTAAAATAGAATTGAGGAAGAAACACCTTGCTAAAAAAATACAATAAACTTTGGGTGTTTGGCGATAGTTACAGTACCCCAAATCTATGCGTTACACCGCAAGAAAGTTTCTGGGGTCTGAGTGCCACTGCATTAAATGTTGATACTGTGATCAATTGCAGTAGGCCCAAGATGAGTTTTGAAAGTGTATGCCAGGTCCTGGTAGGCGAACAACAGAGGTACGATTTCGTCCAGGATTTTTTTATGATTGGAGTACCGCCGCTAGAACGTATCACTGTCTTTGATGACTTCAATGATATACCATTGACTAGTTTGACATTTGATACTGCGACCTGGCAATCGACCACAGACGAAGTAGTCAGCCATCATGGATTGATAAATTTACAATACAAAGAGCTTGATCGACAATCAGTATTATTTGATGCTCGAAGTTGGACAGAAACCCAGGCTCTCCGGCAAGTATTTTTAATTTCACAATGGTTAGATTCCTGCCAGGCCAATTATATTATTTTTAATCTAAGCCGAAATCTAGATAAACACAATTGCTGGGGGCCAAGTCAATACATATTAGATTACTGTTTGAATCACAGCAGATGTAGATTGTTTGATAACTCGTTGTACAATGCCAATTTAAATATTAACAAACCCGCAGACTACGACAAATTTGGATGGCACGGCCATCATGGTGCTGTTGGAAACAGGCATTTTTTTGAAACAACTATAAAGGATAAACTTTGTTAAAAAATTACGGACTTGACGTCCAACGTTTATTTCTTGAGATGATGTTGCAGGATGCATCCAGTTACGTGCGGGTGCAAAACATTTTTAACCCAGAGAACTTTGATCGGAGCCTGCGCCCGGCAGCCGAGTTCATTAAAACTCACAGCAATAACTACAAAACAATGCCAGTGACTGAGCAGATTACGGCAGCTACCGGAATCAAGCTTGAGCATGTGCCGGATCTTACCGAAGATCACTTTGCTTGGTTCATGGAAGAATTTGAAGCATTTACCAAACGCCAGGAACTGGAACGTGCTATTTTAAAAGCCGCAGACATGCTTGAGAAAGGCGACTTTGACCCAGTGGAAAAACTCATCAAAGATGCTGTGCAAATCTCATTGACCAAGGACATGGGCACAGACTACTTTGCTGATCCGGCTGCTCGTATCAACAAGTATTTTAACTCAGGCGGACAAGTTTCAACAGGATGGCCACAACTAGACAAACTATTGTATGGTGGGTTCAGTCGTGGCGAACTAAACATCTTTGCAGGTGGCTCGGGTTCGGGCAAGAGCTTGGTCATGATGAACATTGCACTCAACTGGTTGCAACAGGGGCTTAGTGGTGTTTATATCACACTAGAACTCAGTGAAGAGCTTACTAGTTTGCGAACCGACGCTATGTTAACCAATATGTCAACAAAGGATATTCGCAAGGATATTGACACAACCGAACTTAAAGTAAAGTTGGTTGCTAAAAAATCTGGACAATATCGTGTCAAGGGGTTGCCAGCGCAGAGCAATATCAATGACATTCGAGCTTATCTAAAAGAGGTGCAGATACAGACAGGCATTCGAGTGGACTTTATCATGGTGGACTATCTGGATCTATTAATGCCAGTGAGTGCAAAGGTCAGCCCTAATGACTTGTTTGTCAAGGACAAGTATGTGAGTGAGGAATTACGTAACTTGGCCAAAGAGCTGGGCATACTAATGGTCACAGCTTCACAGTTGAATCGCAGTGCCGTGGAAGAAATTGAATTTGATCATAGTCATATTTCGGGTGGCATATCAAAAATCAACACAGCGGACAATGTGTTTGGTATCTTTACAAGTCGCGCTATGAGAGAGCGCGGTAAATATCAAATACAATGCATGAAATCTCGTAGTTCAACTGGAGTTGGTCAAAAAATTGACTTAGAGTACAACATCGAAACCATGCGTATCACTGATGCTGGTGGAGACGACAGCAGTCTTAACAGACCCACTAGTAGCATAATGGAAAGTATCAAGGCAAAAAGTCAAATCAAGTCAGCCGATGCAATTGAGGGCAACGGTACCGGCTCAACTACTTGGGAACGAGCTCGACCGCGTGATGGCGTTGATCCGTTTGCACCAAAAGTCACAGCCGAGGTACAAAGCAACAAGCTCAAACAACTTCTAGGACAAATTAAAACATCATGACACAAATATCAAGCCATACCGGATTCCAGCCACTCAAAGAAGTCTGGCTTGGAGATTGTTATCCAGTTGAATATTACGAGCATTTTGAATCTCATGAACGGGATCTGTTTCAGCAGATTACCGAAGTCACTCAGAGTGACCTTGGCAAGATTCAACTCAAGCTTGAACAATTGGGAGTGGTAGTAAGGCGTCCAGAATTCAAATCAATTGACTTGTTTCTTGATGACGAAGACAATTTAATTAAACCGCCAATCACTCCCAGAGACTGGGCCATGACTCTTGCTGATACATTGTATATTGTTCCTCAGTGCCCCAATATGCACCACGGATTTGAGTCAACGGTTAAAGAGTATCTACAGCAAAATCAAAAAGTACAAGTCTTGGATCGTAGTAAACACGATGATATGTGTTATTTGAGCTTCCCATCTACAGTACGAGTTGGCAGGGATTTATTTGTTGATTGTGCATATAACAACCCCGGGGCTTCACATTTATTTCACAAGGCGGCCAGTCGTTTTGTCAACGATTATCGTGTGCATGTTACCTACACTGGTGACCACAATGATGGTATTTTTTGTCCAATCAAAGCTGGGCATATTTTTACCACACACTATAGAGAACTCTATGATGACACATTCCCGGGCTGGGAAGTGTTTTTCTTGCCTAATACCACACTAGGACGTAATTGGCAGCCCGGCAATTGGTGGCTTCCCGGAAAGCAGTATTCACTGTATTCTGATACTATTACCAAAAAAGCACAGAGCTGGGTTGGCGACAGTCGGGAAACGGTGTTCGAAGTCAATATGTTGGTGGTTGATGAAAAAAATATTCTCTGCATTGCTGAAGATGATGCTGCCTGTCGAAGACTTGCAGAGTTAGGTATAAGTGCACACGTGGTAGAATTCTCAACCCGAGGATTCTGGGATGGTGGCCTGCATTGTCTCACCGTGGACATTTCTCGTGAGGGTGCCAAGGAAGACTACTGGCCCGGGCGCGGCGACAATGGCGCTTATTACGAATGATAACCTACAGTGACATCAGGGACGTTCATTTAGAAATATCTACGCTGTGTAATGCTGCCTGTCCTTGGTGCCCGCGTAATTTCTGGGGATATCCTTATAATGGTGGTTACCCCGAGGTTAATTTGACACTGGAATCGGCGCAAAAAATTTTTCAACCTGATTTTCTAAAACAACTTGACTCTATTAGAATAAATGGTAACTTTGGAGACATAGTAATGAATCCCGAAGGTGCCAACATTGTTGAATTTTTCAACTCGGTCAATCCCAATTTGTTGATAACAATTAGTACAAATGGATCTGCCAGACCTCAAAAATTTTGGCAAAAGCTTGGCTCTCTGGGGGCACAAGTGAGGGTATTGTTTGCTCTTGACGGCCTCGAAGATACACATCACTTGTATCGACAAAACACGTCTTGGTCACGTATAATTGAAAACGCTCAAACGTTTATCTCTGCCGGTGGTTTTGCAGTGTGGAAAATGTTGCAGTTTGATCACAACCTACATCAAATTGAGCAATGTCGAGACCTCAGCAAACAACTGGGATTTGGTAAATTTATTACCTACACCGAAGGAAGAGATATTGCTCCGGTATTTGATCGCCATGGCAATTTAAGCCACACACTGGGTAAATATCAGGGACCCACAGAATTTCCAATCATGTTTCGCGATAAAACAACCAATGACATTTTGTTAGAAGATGTAGTGGCTGGGAAATCACCAAAACAACAATTAACATGCGAAACAAAAAAATTAAAATCAATATATATTTCGGCCACTGGTGAAGTAAGCCCGTGTTGCTACACTGGATTTTATCCACACAGCTACGGAAAAGGGCAGTATCATCAAGCAGTTAATTCTCAACTCAAACCTTTGATCAACAAAAATAATGCCATTGAACATGGGCTATCGGCCAGCCTTGCGTGGTTTGCAAACATAGAAAATTCTTGGAATATATCTTCTTATGAACACGGGCGATTGATAATCTGTGATGACAGTTGCGGTGTTTAACACTAAATAGTTTAAAGGTCTGAAGAATAATGCAAAAACGTACAAGAAGTATTATAGAAGAACTCGATGCAATATACACCGAGCGCAATGCTGACCGAGATCGTCGTTACGTTATCGAAAGTCGTGCTTCTAATGTTATTGCATCGGCCATACGTTTATTAGAACACATAGACGCAACACTGCCGGCCGAGCAAGCTGAAAATTTGACCAGAAAATTACTCAATGCCATTCGAGATCGTAATCCAGAAAAATTTACCAGAACTGTGAGACGAATTGATGATAACTGAAGGCGGCAATGTTTTTAAAGACAAACAAGGTAATCCATTAACTCAGCGCATAAACCGAGCTGATGTACCTGCCACCATCAAATGGATTGAAGGCGTCACTGGGGTTGATTTTAGCAAAGACATTGACACAGATACAAAGACTCCCTCTAAGTGGCTGGGCAGTACAGGTAAAGCACCTACATCGGGCGACCTAGATCTTGCAGTAGATCTCAACCAAATAAACAAAGATGCTTTGGCTGCAAAGCTCACACAATATATTCAAAGTCAGGGACAGGATCCACGCGAGTGGGTTAAAAAAGCAGGCGAAGTACACTTGAAAACGCCCATTGCTGGCGATCCCAAAAAAGGCTTTGTACAAACAGACTTTATGTTTTTCCCCAACTTGGACTGGGGACAATTTTTTTATGCTGGCGGGACAGGCAGCGCCTACAAAGGTGTGTATAGAAATATCTTGATGAGTTCTATTGCCAAGCAACAGGGACTCAAAGTTGGCGCTAATGGCATGTTTAGCCGTACTACAAATCAACTGGTCAACGGTGGCATGGATCCTGACTATGTGGCCAGTGTGTTGTTGGGCAAAGGACATGATCGTCACAGCCTCAAAAATGTTGAAACCATATATCAAAACTTGGCCAAGGATCCCAATCGTGATGCCAAGTTAGCTGATTTCCGCGAATACCTGGCTCGTGACGGACTACAAGAACCTGACACAACAGTGCAAGAAAGCGAAGTCAGTTTCATGGCACGACTACGTGATAGAATTGTCAATCAAGGATATCATATCATTATTGAAGCAGAAGAACCGCCAGTTAAAAAGAAGGATCCGCGTATCCCGCACCCCGAAGATGCGTTCTTCCTAGGCGGTAGTGCTGCCGCAAACAAAGCCATTCAAGACTTAGAAGGTGCCATCAAGAATGCCAGCAAAACCACTATCAAGTGGGATGGTAAGCCTGCACTGATTTGGGGCAGATTGCCCAATGGTCGATTAGCAGTCATGGACAAGTACATGTTTGATGCCAAGTATGCGGCACAAAGTCCCGAAGACTGGGTCAAGTATGACCAACAAAAAAAGTCTGGTAATCTAAGAAGTGATTTGTATCCCAAGCTCAAAGCCATTTGGCCAGGACTGGATGCAGCCACAACAGGACCGGGTTTCTACTGGGGTGATTTGATGTGGGCTGGTGAACTACAACCACAAGGTGGCAAGTATGTATTCAAACCCAATCTTGTGCAGTATTCAATTCCAGTCAACAGCGAACTTGGAAAAACTATTCCCGGTAAAACTGGTGGCATTGTAGTGCACCAACAATTTGCCAATCTAGGTGATCAAACAGCGCAAACCTGGAATGGGCAAGGGCTACAAAACGTTCGCGGCGGTGTTGATATAATTCCTCCCAACATTGGTATTGCATTTACATTGAAGTCACCGGCCAATTTGATATCGGCTGCCAAGAAAGCAGTCAACACCTATGGTGCAGCCGTGGACGAAATGTTAAACTCTTTGCCCGGCAGCACTCGAGCACAAATGCAGACTTATTTTAATCAACGCATTATTGGTGGCACAATGTTGAGCATGCCCAACTGGTTAAAGACCAAAGCAAGTGCTAAACAGTACAGCGAGCTAGTGACTGGTAACCCCGACGCCAATGGACAATACAATGCCAAGACTGGCAACATGCCTGGTAAATTGTATACCTTGGATGCTAACAACAAACCTGTGCCTAGCCCGGCGCATTTGGGGCTATTGGCAATTTGGAATTCAATTTATAATTTCAAACTAAATCTAGCACAACAGCTTGAACAGCAGGTGCAGGGTCTTGAGCAAAGTACAGGTGGTCAAGCCGAGGGCGAGGGATTTGTTGTGCCTACTCCAACCGGACTTGTAAAACTAGTAAATCGCGGAGTTTTCTCAGCAGGAAATGCCGCGCAAAACAACCCCAAGTAACCGTTTTTTAATCTTTGGTATAAATAAAAGCAGACCCAGAGTGGTCATATATTAAGGAGATTTAAAATGGCATATTTTCCACCTTTCAATGGTGATTCGCAACCAGTATTT